AATAGTGGCTGTAGTTGCCGCTGAAGTATTACCTGCGTTATCTGTTGCCGTACAACTACCTAAGTAATCTGTACCTGGTGATGCGCTACCTACAAGATCATTTGTAATTTGTATTTGCCAATCGCCAAGACTATTTGTTGTTGTAGTGTAAGTTTGTGCATCTATTACAAAAGTAATTGTACTAAAAGCTTCCGCTGTACCATTTACATTTGGTTGTAGATCATTAGTAGTTGTAAACGATGACCACACTGGAGGTGCTGGAGGGTTAAGGTCTATTGCCCATTCTTCATCTTCTAAGTTCCAGTCAGTATCTGTAGTATTCCATATTAGTTCTACAACAGGTATTACTGCACAAGGTGCTGTACTACCAAATGTTCTGGTTTCAATGCCAAATTGATTAACATTAACACCCCAGATACAAGGTACTTGAGGTGCACCACCGTTACAAACAGTATCGGCTATTGCGAACCACCATGTGCCGTTTTCAGGCTGTGAAATACCATAATGATCTGCAAGTGCTATTACCCATGAACCATATAAGGGTTGTGAAATGCCTAATTGTGCACATAGTGCTTGGATCCAACTACCATTAACAGGTCCAGTTGCTCCTAAATATAGAGCTGCCGCTGAAACCCATGTTCCACCAGTTGGTTCTGTAATAGTATTGTTACTAAGACAGAGTGCGTAGTCTCTTGTTGCTAATTGTATATCCATCTATATAGAAATATAATTTGTTAGTTAGTTGTTTCGTTTTAATCTCTCTACTGCATCGATAGCTCCTTGCGTACCAATGTAAGTAGTTGCAATAATCACCCAATCTGATGAAGTTAGATCGCCAAAGAGTGCAAGAGCTGTAGCTATAACGAAAACAAACAGTTTTTTACTTAACCAACTATTTAGTATTTTGTCCACTTTTCCCATTCTTACTTAAAAATATTTTTAGTTTTGTGATGTTCGTGTTCGTCGGCTTAGTTGCACGAGGAACAATCGGGGTCACAGTCTGTTCCGCAGTCCGCATATATCCAAAGGTTGTTTTGATTTCTTAATAGTGGTACATTAGTTTGTAGTCCACTAAAATATTGATCTGTTTTATCTGGCATCATACCATCTGTTCCAGGATTTGTATACTCTGGGAACATACCAGGATTATCTCTAAAGAACTCTACTAAACGAGTAGCATAAAACTCTGCTGTGTCTAATACAGTTCCTCTAAGGTATCTCAGTTCTTCTAAGGTGGTAGGTGCAGTCTCTTCTGACGTACCATTAACAATACCTTGATTAACTACTTTATATTTAATACTAGGCAAGATCATGTATAAAGCGTATTGCATTAGTGTTTTACCAACATAATCATTTAGTAATAACTCTTCATCCGCATTTAGATCATTAGCTATTATACCAGCTTGTAATCTTGCATATAATTTAGATCCAACCAAATTTTGAATGTAGATATCACTCGCTTGTAATATATGTGGTGTAATCTCATTTAGTCTAACATTGTCATCTAACTGAGTCCATTGTTTTAGTCTTTGTTCTGAGACTAAGAGTACTTGCTTCGCCATATTAATCGTTTGCTATATTTGTTATGTCTTCTTGTACAGCAATATCATCTGCATCAGTACCAATAATCATAGGCACTGGTTCCACAGCTAATGTTACATTTAAGCCATATAAGTTTAATAAGTAACCAAAAGTATCGATTACTTTAGTTTGTTTTGGTCTTACAACTGAATTCATAAAGTGTGAATAAGCTGTAATAATTTCATCAGCGTTACTAGAGAAACCAGATGCATCTACAACTCCCAACAATTTTGGAGAAGTCACCCTATGTGCGGTGAGTATACGTGATACAGTTCTAGCATCAACCAGTAAATAATAGTCATCATTTGCTGATTCTATTGGTGTTACTTCCATTTCTTCACCAGGTCTAGAGAAACCTAAGAAGAATCTACCAGCATTCTCTTCGCCAGTAAATGTGTTCTCTATTTCTCTATAGATATCTGCTCTTTCCTCAGGATTAGGAATACCATTTCTGAATTGAATAAACATAGATGGAGATAAACCGTTAGAGATGTTCGCGTTGTGGAATCTAGCGATACGCGCATCAAGTTGGATATCGTTCATAGCCGATACATACGGTGGCAGTGGATAGACATCTTGACCTGGCTGATATGATTTACAGTAGTATATTTGTGATGCGTCATCACCTTTAGTGTTAGTTACACTAAATGCAGTGTATTCTACTGGTTTGTATTTTCTAATAGCAGTCCAATCAGATGAATAATAATAACTTGTAATCTTATCTTCATCATTTGGAATAGCAGCTCTTACATTAGCAAAAGGTAAATGATACATTTCCGCTATGCGATTACCTTCTTTGTTCCAGATCACATTCATAGCATACCCACCAAATAGTGTGTAGTCTAATGCAATCTTACTAAAGACTTCGTTAATAGTCTCACCATCAGAGTTTATATACTCTGTACCGTAGTCTATAATACCTTCACCAACAATACCATCTCTAATTGCATTAATACATGTAGCGTTAATTGCTGATGTATCATATAATCCTATAATAGTTTGTGGAAATAAGTTATCGCCACCGAATCTCATATAGTCTTTACCTCTTACTTCAGAGATAACTGGTAATTCTAGCGCTGTAAAGGCTTGTCCTTTAATAGAGTATAAACTCTCGGGATTTCTTGTGCTCATATTTTATATTATGTATAATTAGGTCTAAAGTATGTATCTGACTCTCTTTGCTCATTATTAGAGATATAAGGCTTAGTGTCTATTTCACCACCTGGACTAAATATTAATCTAACCATACCTAAATTTATAGGACCAAATGTTGGTTTATCAGTAGGTCCAAATGGTGGTGTTGTAACCACTTGATAAAAACCATCTCTGTGTTGCTTTGCAAAATCTGGAATTTGATCACATTGAACAAACCATCTAGAATACCTGTCATTAATTGTTAAAATTGCACTATCATTAAGTGGAAACGGTCCTAGCCACTCTTGTGTGTTTAAAGATCTATACCAAGTCCAGAACTGGCCTTGATAAGATATACGTCCGTTCCAAAACATTTCTATATAAGAACCTGTTACTCCATTTGGTGTTACGATTGATGTCATACTCTAGTTAGTTGTATTTGTATATTAAGAAATATAAAAACAGCGTGAGTTGTAATTAAGATAAATAAAATATGATAAAACACATCAAATATGGTGAATGGGAGTGTATGAGTCTACCTCTTGCAGGTTTAGAGTCACCTATTGTTAAAGAATTACTAGATAGAATCAAAGAATTAGACTGGACTGACTACGAGCTGTGGACACATGGAAGCATTCTAGGAGACACTACTGCCAATGATATAGATTTAACTATTATAGGACCACATGATGTCCAGCGAGTCTCTAAGTTGTTAGAGGACTGCGTGAGGTTAGGTTACCAGCGTAATATACAAACTGATGTTAAATATCTAGTAGAAGGTCATTTATATGATGCTGTCGAAGGCCATCCACAATGTAATATAGAAGCACACTATCAACCAGAAATCTGGATTAATGGTACTACATATAAATATGGTGTGTTAGTCGATGGCTTATGGTGTACTGAAAGACATTGGCCTATGGTTAAATCAGCACCGTATTCTCCAAAACAATTAATATAAAAAAAGGGCTACTAATTAAAGTAACCCTTTTCTGTTGATATTTAAGCTAGTTAAAGTTTTATGCTTCGACTATACTTCCTGTAACTTCGAATGATGGTTGTTCTTCCATTCCGCTGAAAGTTAATTCACTCCCCGATCTATCTCCATACGCCACACCAGATACATTTGTACCTGCAGTCATATATGCATTTCTAGCAATTCCTACTGACCAATATTTACCGTTATTGTCTTTAAAGACAACAACCATTTCATTGTTCTGAGATAGTAATAAGATTTGATCTCTTATTGCTGCATCTCTTTTATTTAGGATCATTGTTAATGCCTGATCGTAGAATAATGTACCGTTTTCTTGTGATACATTGATAGTTTCTGTGAATGAACTAGTTTGTCTTGGAACCTCAAACTCAAAGAAGTCACTAGGTGTAAGTGCTGAACCACCTACTGTAATCGCTGTAATAGTTCCAGCCGACTCAGTAAAAGATTCTGTGGGTCCGTTAGCAATAAAGATCTTCTCAATACCACCATTTTGGTCCACGCAATCGAGGGTTACCCCTTGGGTTATGTTACATGCCATAGTTACTTATTGTTTTTTTTAGTTAATAAAACCAGAGCCACCTGAGTAGCTCTGGTAGTTTGATTTACGCCATATCGTTAGTACCGAATAGGTTTACTTCACCTACACCGACACCAAGTCTCCAAGCTGCTCTAAATTTCATTACATCAGAAGCTTCATCATAGAAAAATCTAAATGCATCTAACTCATCAGTTAAACCCGTCGCGGCTAAGATCATCTTACCAGGACCAGCAAATTTGTAATCAGATCCTACAAGACCTGAAGACTTAACCACAGTTACATTAGTTCCAGGTAAGATAATTACATCGTTACCAGATACTGAATCATAGTGGAATAAGTTAGAAGCTACTAAACCTCTTACTAAAGCTCTATAAGCATCAGGAGAAACAACCATAATTAAGTCATCTCTATCTTTTACTGCTTCGTCGATTGCATCATATAAATCTAATGCTTGTTCTACTGCGTTAGCAGGAGTCCATGCTGCTGGTACACCACCTTGTAGGTTAGCTCCGTTTGCAGATGTAATCTGTCCTTTAAGACCTGCTGTTGCACCAAATCCATTGATTAAGAAACCTTCGTTGTATTTTCTTAATTTGTCTGCGTAAGACTCAGAAATTACTTCTTCGAATGGTAACTCATTGTTTCCAGTACCTGCGCTCATAAA